AAGTACACAAGCACCAAAGAATATCACGACGCATTTCCCTGCGCTTATCGCCAATGGCGAAGTGATAGTCACTGTAATCTAATTCACGGTTATTCGTTTAGTATGAAATTTTACTTTGGCACCAACAACTTAGATGTTCGCAATTGGGCGGCAGACTACGGTGGTTTAAAAGAATTAAAGAAAACACTAGAAGATCAATTTGATCACACTCTTATTGTTGCACAAGATGATCCAGAAATGGAAACATTTAAACTGCTACAAGAAAAGAACATGGCCAAGGTTGTGGTTCTACCACGATTAGGCTGTGAAGGTCTAAGCGACATGCTGTACAAGTATGTCAATGGTGTGTACATTCCCGAGATGTGGGGCCCAGGAGAAGCAGAACGCCTGTGGTGCTATCGTGTAGAAGTTCGAGAAACGCAGAGCAATATGGCGTTCCGTGAAGGTCATCGTGAATGGAATGAGGATCTATTTGCGTAAAGCATGGCGTCTTTGGGCTAAAGCCCTAGGCGCCAAAGAGGGCAATAGCGATCACGAAGCAGATCGTATTGCCCTTATACGCACCTTAATTATATTCTGTTATGTCGTTACAAATCTTTTTATTATTGCCGGAGTTATTAGGCATTGGTAAATAATAATATGCGTACATTTAACATTCACAATATCACAGTGGGCAACGATCATCCGTTTATATTGATTGCAGGCCCTTGTCAAATTGAGAGTCAACAACATGCTCTCGATACAGCCGAACGAATTAAAAATATTACCAGCAAACTGGGAATTAAATTTGTTTACAAAAGCAGCTTTGATAAAGCTAATCGTTCTAGTGTCGGTACTAAACGAGGTGTGGGTATCAAAGAAGGATTAGAAATTCTAAACACAGTCAAACATCGGCTCGGTGTTCCAATTCTTACAGACATTCACGAGTCTTGGCAGGCACAAGAAGTTTCAGATGCTGGAGTAGATATTCTACAGATTCCTGCGTTTTTATGTCGTCAGACTGATCTATTGTTAGCAGCAGGTGCTACAGGAAAAGCGATCAATGTGAAAAAAGGACAGTTCCTTGCTCCACACGATATGAAGAATGTTGCGGAAAAGATTGCCAGCACAGGCAACGAACACATTATGTTATGTGAAAGAGGATATACTCATGGATATAATAATCTTGTTGTTGACATGCGTAGCCTACCCATTATGGCTCGCACCGGGTATCCAGTGGTCTTTGATGCCACTCATAGCGTACAACAACCTGGCGGACTTGGAACAGTCTCTGGGGGAGATAGAGCCATGGTACCCTACCTGGCGAGAGCTGCTGTAGCCACTGGCTGTGTTGCCGGAGTGTTTATGGAAACACACGAAGATCCAGATAATGCTCCTAGCGATGGTCCTAACATGATACAGTTAGACAACCTCAAAGACATATTAGAAGAAATGGTAGCTATCGATGAAATTGTCAAAAGAAGTAAGAGACAGTCTAACTAAAGATCAGTTTCGTTTTTATAAACAAAACGGATATCTTCCTCCCTTAGAACAAACAACGGTTCAGCCGGTAGATTATGATCCAGACAAGATCACTGTTCTCTGTGTTAAATTTGGTAACAAATACGGACCTGAGTATGTAGAACGATTAAGGAATATGGTCAGTAGACATATGACTCGTCCTTATGAATTTGCTTGCCTTACCGACGATCCTAATCCAATATCGGGTGTAAGGACTATTCATCAAAGAAGTGCTGGCTATCTTAAACCTTGGTGGCACAAAGTTCACATGTTTGATCCCAATTTAAACATTGCAGGAAGAATATTATATCTAGATCTTGATGTGGTAATCTGTGGTAATCTAGATAAGATTGTGTTTAATCTAGGAACCAATTTTATGGGTATACAAGACTTTAATAGAAAGTTTCATCCCAATTGGCGTATGCTTAACAGCAGTGTAATGAGTTGGATACACGGAACGCAAACAGATATCTGGGATAGATTTGTTGCTAATCCTGCTACTGCACAACGTATGCACGGAGACCAAGACTGGACATGGCATGTGGCCAAGGATAGAATTAAATTTTGGCCTATAGATTGGATACAGAGTTACAAGTGGGAAATTCGTAGTAGGGATGAATTGGTTATTCGAACTGGTAAAAGTGGGTTTAAGTTTGTGGCTACCGACCTACAGATAAATCCAGCTTGCTCTATTGCTGTATTTCACGGAGATCCAAATCCTGATGTTGTTCCGGATCCTTTTGTAGTTGACAACTGGCGGTGATTGTGTTATACTTAATGTATGAATACTACACACAGACGCATAGGCTTTGCCTGCAAATGGATTGACGGCCCAAGTCAAATCAATGGCATTAAACAAAAAGACAACTGCAAACAGTATAATACTGGTAGCACCACTGTTGCTTGGTTAAATAGACAAACTAAAGAAGTAGCGGAACAAAAGCTCTGGGATCTAATGACTCAGAACATTGAATCTACTCGCAAATTAGTTGAACTAGTAGGTAAACAACATGAAGATCTTAGAATGGTACGACTCAGCAGCGATCTACTGCCTGTGTACACTGAGTCAAGTTGGTGCGGGTTTTGGCGGATTCCCTCTGTCCGTGACGCTTGTGAAAGAGGATTTCGAGAAGTGGGAGCTTTGGCTCGCGAGAGGGGTGTTAGGCTGTCTTTTCACCCTGGTCAGTTTACTGTGTTGGCAAGTACTAGCCCAGATATTGTAAATCGAAGCATTGAAGAATTTGAATATCATGCTGACATGGCTCGCTGGATGGGCTATGGCAAGACCTTCCAAGACTTCAAAATCAATGTACACATCAGCGGACGACAAGGTCCCGATGGCATTAAACGTGTTATGCAACGCCTTAGTCCCGAAGCACGGAATTGCATAACAATTGAAAATGATGAGATGACCTGGGGTATTGATTCTAGTCTTGAGCTAGTAGATACCTGTGCATTAGTTTTGGACATTCACCATCATTGGATCAACTCTGGAGAATATATTGAAGCATCTGACGACCGTGTTAAGCGGATTATTGATAGTTGGCGTGGTGTTCGCCCTGCTTTACATTACAGTGTATCACGGGAAGATGTTATTGTTGAACATCCCGGACACATCCGTCCCGATCTTTCGACCCTCTTAGAGACTGGGCACAAAAAACAAAAGCTCAGGGCTCACTCAAACTTCTACTGGAATACAGCAGTGAATGAATGGGCTCTGAGCTTTCGTGACCACTTTGACATAATGTGTGAAAGCAAAGGCAAAAATCTTGCCAGCTTTGCACTTCACGAACAAAGTCTTAAACAGCTGGCTTAGCTTTTGGCTTGCGGGTACCTGTAGACTTAGCAGGTGCTGCTTTAGGAGCAGGCGCCTTCTTAGGAGCAGCAGGCTTTTTGGCCGCAGGCTTCTTAGCTGGTTTTGCAGCTGGTTCTACAGGAGCAGGCGCGGCCTCTACTACAGGAGCAGGGGCAGCTTCAACAGCAGGCGTTTCAACTTTATAAGGTACCGGTGCAATCTCTGCTGGTGCAGGTGCGGCATCTTTGGCTCCAAATAGTTTCTTGATTAATCCTAGCATATTAAAAGTCTCCTTAGGTTTTTATTTAGCGGTAAATACTCGTATGGCATTTAAATTCATTCAAAACTTCATTGTTGAAGGCAAAAAAGACAAGTTAGTTCAATTAACATTGCCTTACTCTCGTACAGACCTAGATCCCGTTATGAGTGAAGAAACTCTAGACTATCATTTTGGAACACTATATAAAACCTATGTAGATCGTTACAACAAGGGAGAAGGCGATAGAGATTTCAACGAAGCTGGCGCATTTCTACATGATATTCTATTCGACCAATATCAAAGTCCATCTAATACCAACAAGCCTAGCGGTGATATATTAGAACTGATAGAAAGTAAATTTAAAAGTTTTGAAGCATTTAAAGAAGAATTCCTTGAGATAGCAATGGGCATACAGGGCAGCGGATGGGTCTATCTTGCTAAGAGCGGAGTTATCAAAACAATTGTTAACCATCAAATCAAAGAAGATATTGTGTTGCTAATAGATTGGTGGGAACATGCCTGGGCCTTAGACTATCAAGCTGACAAACAAAAGTATCTAGAAAACCAGTGGAAAATTATTGATTGGGAGAAGATAAATGGCATACTCAGACAAGGTAATTGATCACTATGAAAATCCCCGCAATGTTGGATCGTTTGGAAAAGACGATGATAACATCGGTACTGGCATGGTTGGTGCTCCTGCCTGTGGTGATGTTATGCGTTTACAAATAAAGGTTGATCATGATACAGGTATTATTACAGATGCAAAATTTAAAACGTATGGTTGCGGATCGGCTATTGCGAGTTCGAGTCTCATTACAGAATGGGTCAAAGGAAAAACTCTTGATCAAGCCGGATCAATCAAAAACTCCGAAATCGCCGAAGAACTAGCCCTACCCCCAGTCAAGATACATTGTTCAATACTAGCAGAAGATGCTATCAAAGCGGCTGTAAATGATTATCGTAACCGATACAGCGTATAAAAAAATCAAACAAACTTTAGAACGTCGTGGTAAAGGCGTTGGTATACGCATAGGTGTAAGAACTACAGGCTGTAGCGGCCTAGCATACACCATAGAATACGTAGACAAATATGAAGCTGAACAAGGTGTAACAAATTTTGCCCAACAAGATTTTGTAGTACTAGTTGATGCAAAAAGTCTAGTGTACTTAAATGGGTTGACAATGGATTGGGTTCGCAATGGACTCAATGAAGGATTTGATTTTATCAATCCAAACGAACGTGATCGATGCGGTTGCGGTGAAAGTTTTCGAGTCTAATATCTGCCAACAGGTAATGTGCTACTAGCCGGCAAGTCCCAGATCTTTTTACGCTCAACTCCCTTGCGTTGAGCAAATCTTTTGTGATCGCAATTACTACAACAATGAAAATAGTTGTTGCTTAGTCTTTTACGATCTACATGTTTTAGATCTCTTTTAAATGTATCGTCGCAATTGTCGCAACGAAACACAGCCAAGGTCTTATTACGGATATAGGTGTGTTCTTCCCCTAGCTTACTGCGTCTAACATATTGACTTTCTTGAAGTTCTGTCATTAGGAACATTCTATATTTACATTCGGCTTATAAAACTTTGGAGCTAAATAGTAGAGCAACCTTAAATCTTAGGATTCTACTATGGCAAGAAAAACGATTGATATAGGTATTGTCGGTAATGACGGTACAGGCGACAGTATTCGCGACTCATTTAGAAAAGTAAATGACAACTTCAGAGAACTCTACGGAGCACTAGGACTAGGTAGTAGACTAAAGTTTTCTACTCTAGAAGATGCGCCTGTTGGTGGTGAAGGTGACAGCTACTATCAAGGCTTTGAAAATGCTGTTGTTTCTGTTAATGCCAACGAATCAGGACTAGTATTCAAGCAATTAGTTGCTGGCACTGGTATAAGTTTGGTATTTGAAAACGAAAACGAAATCACAATTACCAATACTCGAAGCACTATTTCAGCAGACGTAAGTCCTAGATTAGGTGGAAATCTAAAAGCTCAGTCAGGTGGCACACAATATAGAATCCAAGAACTAGCAACACCTATCAGCTCAGATGAAGCTGCTAACAAAGGCTATGCTGATAGTAAAATTTCGTTGGCAGGAGTGCAGGCTATAGATCCTGCTGCAGGGGTTATAAATTCAGCATTTGGAACCATGACCGGTCCGTTGGTTCTTTCTAGAGATCCACGCCCAGAAGACGATGTAACCTACAGTGGGCTTGTTGCCGCTACTAAAAACTATGTAGATAACGCAGGGTATGCTAGCCGTGTAAACTTATATGTATCTACCTCAGGTAGTGACGAACGTATTGGAGTTGGTTCTAGTACACAGGGTCGTGCGTTGGCATTTGCCTACAGAACTCTGGAAGCCGCACTAAAACGTGCAGAAGAAATTATCAAATCAAGCCCGCCAGAAATCGGACCTTACAAGAAAGTATTGACCTGGACCAACCCAGATTCTGGCGTTAGAAGCAATGCTACACTAACTGAAATTCAAGTATCTCCAGACTCTGGAGCAGGTTTTGCAGGTCGTGTTACATTGACTGTTGATAGTGTGCAATTGATAAACGGAGGATTTAACTTCCAGGCTGGTGAAGTATTAAAAATTAAACCTGCTGGTGAATCCGATACTAATGCTGCCACTATTGAAATTTTAACAGTTAACAGTCAACCTGGATCTCCAAACGGCCCTATCTTAACTTATAGAATTATAACAGGTGGTAAGTTTGATGAAGGCTTAGGCGGTGCCGGCTACGGTTTACCAGATACCAATGTTGACGGGTATGTATATTGGTCTGGAGTAACTCCGGGTAGTACATACGGTACTAACGTATTGTTCTTAATTAAATATCGCGTTAGTACGGCTATTATCGAATCAGCAGGCAGTGGCTACGGTCTAGTATCAGTTCGAGTAAGTCCTACAGTGACTGACACCGGTGCGACTGCAGGTTTTGGTTTTGCTGATGTAACCAGTACAGCTATTGCAGGAATAACCATTACAGATGGTGGTAAAGACTTTACTGAGTTTCCAGATCTTGTTGTTAATCTTCCTAGGTTTGCAATCTATACCGGACATCAAAGAACAGACTACACTGGGGATGTAACCACTGACAGTTCCATTGCAAAACGCGGACGAGACATTAGAGAAGGTTTATATCTCTACGGTGAAACTTCTGGTGCTCTTGCTCAAATACTAGCACACAGTGGGGAATTAGATACTAGTGGTAATGAACTATTTGACATTGATATCAAGTACGGTGTGTTTGAACCTGGAGAAAGTATCAGTTATGGTGATGTGGCCAATACTAGACAGTTGGTTGTTTTTGTTGAAGCTGGTATCTATGAAGAAAATTTACCGTTAAAAGTTCCACAAAACGTATCAATGCGTGGTGATGAATTTAGACGTAGTATTATTCGTCCTAAGAAAGGAATGAGTTCAAGTCCTTGGGCTTTCCAATACTTTAGACGAGACAAGTATATTGACGGATTAAACACCGCTCGAAACGATTATAATGCTGCCAGAGATAATCTATTTGGTTACCATTATCTAAGCAATGCCGACGAGCCAATTTATCCAGAAGCACTGATTAATAACAAAGGTTATTATAGATCTGCTGCTGATCTATTATCATTAAACAAAAAATTTATACAAGAAGAAGTTATTGCCTGGATCAACAAGCAGATAGCAGAAGAAAAAACCCCCTATGTAGGATTTGAATATAATCAATCACTGTGTAAAAGAGATGTTGGACTATTAATCGATGCTATGGTGTTCGACCTGCGTTACGGCAGTGCTCCTAGAACAATTTCTGCGGCATTAAAATACAGAGATATTAATAATGATAGTGCAACACTTGCTATTACTACCCAATTACAACAAACTATAGGTGCTATTAGAAGATTAGAAACGGTAGCACAGGCGGTGATTAAAAATACAGCCATTGCTATCTCCACTTATACCAATCCTATTACAGGTACATCAATAACCTATAGTGAACCTCAAGTTGTTGACAGTGCCTACACAGCAGAAACTGGTGCTGGTGGAACCGCAGTAAATATACTTTCTGTTACTAGAGACAGCAATTGTACTATCACAACTGCTTCACTTCACGGATTTATTACAGGCGAAACAGTAACATTCCGCAATATGGGAGGTATGACCAATCTCAATGGTCGAAGCTTTACTATTGCTGTAGCTACAACTTCATCTTTTGTAATTTACGAATACGGTAGTTTAATTCCAGTCAATAGTGTAAACTTCACAGCTTACGTTGCAAATTCTGGGGATGCAATACCTAACGGCGGTGTTATTGCAAGGTTGACAGATGTTATTGTTGATATCATTGACACTTCAAGTTCGTCGTTTAATGAACCACTAGACAACGATAAAATGGACATCTTCTTAATGAATGATGCTACTATTTTACGTGCATTGACCATGCAAGGTCATGGTGGTTTTGCATTGGTACTTGATCCAGAAGGTCAAATCCTTGCTAAGTCTCCTTATGCTCAAGAAGGTGCTGTCTTCTCAAAGAGCAATGGACAACATCAGTTTAATGGTGGTATGTTTGTTGACGGATTTTCTGGAAACATACAATTTAGGATTACAGCTAAAGTCAGTAATACCCGCCTATCGGTTAGCGGGTTAAAACGCATGCCGCAGTTACCGGCTTCGTTCATTGTTGAAGATAGTGTGTATCGAATTAACTATATTAGAGATTTTACCTATGGTACTGTTAGTACAGGTACTACCGATGGACGTACTGCAAGTTCAGGAGTATCTGCTACTGCCACATTAATTCTAGATGAAACAACTCCCTGGCCTTATCCAGTGTTTACCTACAATGAGGCTATATGTAGTCGAGACGTTGGACTAATCATTGACGGGGTAGGTTACGACATTGTTGAGGGTGGTAACTATTGGAGTAGGAAAGCTGCATTGACCTACCGACAGGCCAATGCCTCTGTGGTTATTGATGATCAATTAGATCTAACCATCCGGGCCGTTGAATATGCTCACGACCTTGCAAATGCATCTTTGGCTGCACTTACACCTACAGTATATTACGATTCCAGCAGAGCCGTTGTTGCTCAAAGTAAAATAAACTACAGCAACATTATTCGTAGAGGAACGACCGCGGCTCCTACATTGAGCATGCCTAATCCAGCAGGCGCTCCATCAAATAGAACCAATGCCAAGACATTGTTGATAAACAACAGTGATTTCTTAGAGCAATTGGGAACTGGATATATTACGACCACTTATCCATTGTTGGTATTTTCTTCGCCTCAATCGCAACGTGACATTGAATATATTATTTCAGCTATCTGTTATGACTTAAACTACGGCGGCGATAGTGAAACTAGAGATGCTGCCTATAGATATTTTAACGGTGTCGGTGATGCTCTGGCATTACAGGTATTGTCTACACAATATGCAGCCTGTGAAAATGCTCTAACACAAGTTAAGAATGCTGCCAAGCAGGTTATTGTTAACACCACAGTGTCAACAACTTATGGTGCAACAGCCACTCAGGTTAAAGACTTAGTTAACCCCAGTGATAGTACTGTTGTAGCTGTTCTAGAAACACTGTTTTCTATTGTGATTAATGCGCTAACAGCTTATAGAACCACAGGCGGCTCTGAAGCTGATAAACTTGCAGCCGGTGTGGCTGCTGCCAACATTGCAGCTTCTACGTATCCAAATTTAACCAGTGATTCTGCAGGCAGAACCTATGACAGCTATAGAAATCTAGCAAGAACTAATTTAGTTGCAGCTAAGACTAGTATTCAAACAGGTACTATATCATGGATTACTGATAACTCTAACGTATTTGAAATCCTAATGCCTGGTAACAGATCAATGTTGAGCAACGACTTCACACAGATATGTGACATGGGCTATGGATTGATTGCAGCCAACGGTGGTTTAACTGAAGCAGTATCCATGTTTACCTACTACTGCTATACTTCTTATTACTCACTAACAGGTGGACAGATTCGAAGTGTAGGTGGCTCAAGTGCTCACGGTGTTTACGCTTTGGCTGCAGAAGGCTCAGACCCATTAGAAGTTCCAACTCCAGTTGACCTGTATTATGAACTCACACAAGGTGCTGTGGTCTATAATGTAGGAGGTCTCTATAACAATGCCGAGG